CCCGGTAAAGAACTTGTACCTGAATGTATTGCAGTATTACCTGATAGTGACGTACCAGATTTTGTAGCAGGCATTTGCTCAGATAATATAGAGAGGTATAAATAATGTACGAAGGTAGAATGGATGGACATGGAGGTAAGGGAGCAGTTTGTATTTCTGGTTTACCACGATTTCCTCAAGGTTATGATTCTTTATTAGAACTAAAAACTCATTTAGAATCTTGTAATCCCGAGACACAATTTGATTGGTATTTTTATTTATGGGATATACCTAATGATAATAAAGAATGGCACACATGGTTAATAGAAACATTTAACCCTACACAACTTAAAATAGCACCACTACCTACATTCGATACAGAGGATAATAAAAAAGCTTTTAAAGAAATAGAAAGAAGAAGAAGTAATAATAAAGTTGTTGCAGAAAATATTTACTGTATGTTCAAAGGTATATACGAATGTAATAAATTAATTAAAGGTAACTATGACGTAGTTATAAGAAGCCGAGTTGATTTAATATATGCACAAGCTGGTTTATATTTAGCTCAGTATTGTTTTCACCCTTCCTTTAGTAATGGAGGACATTTAGTATTAGCTAATAATACAGAACAGTGGGCTTACAAAGGAAGTGTCGCAGGAGTAGAACATGCATATAATGACCAATTTGCTATTGGTAACCCTAACATCATGAACAAGTATGCAGAATGTTTTAATTTATTAGACCATATCATCTTAGCTGAGACAGGAAACTCAGTGCCTATTAGCGGAGAAAGAATATTGTATACACATTTACAAAACCAAGAGGTAACTGTACAACCAGTGCCTATTTTTACATTTTATAATATAAGGAGATAATAATGACAGAAACAAAATGGACAGCCAGTCACATGAGACTAAGCCCTAGTAAGATTAATACTTACTTAAAATGCCCGAGAGAGTTTTACTATAACTACATAGCTAAACTACCTCAGAAGAAAACTATACACCTTTTCAGAGGTACCCTAGTACACCAAGTGTTAGAAGACTTATTTAAAAAACAATTCCGTACTCTACCACAGTGGGAGAAAGGAGTTCCTAAACTATGGGTGCAAGACCAATTCGAAACTGGTTGGGAAGAAAAAATAGCTAAACATAAATGGTTATGGGAAGTACACACTGATGCTGAGATGGATGCGATGTATAAAGAGACTGAGGCCTTATTACAAAACTTTGTAGACTCAGTTAATAAGAAATTGACTGAGATGGTTGATTGGAAGATATTTAAAAACAAACAACAAGCATGGAATGCTGTAGCACCTAAGTATGCAGAAAAATGGGTAAAGTCTAAAGAGTATGCAATAGTAGGCGTTATTGATGTAGTATGTAATGATTTTGATGGTGGTACCACTTTACTTGATTATAAAACGAGTAAGCGCTACGGAGCATATCTACCAGAGGAATATTATCGCCAGTTAATTATCTACGCTTTCTTATACACATTAGAGATGGGCGAGATGCCGACATTCGTAGGCGTTAACTACCTTCGCTTTGATGATACCTTCTTTGTTAAGGTTAATCAAGAAGTGCTTGATGAAGCTAAAGACTTAATTAAGATGGTACATGACTGTATAAAGGAACGCGAAGAGTATGAAGATAGATATGAGCAAAAGCCTCAGAATCTCTGTAAGTGGTGTTCTTTTCATAAAAGTAACGGTGGGCCTTGTGACGCTGAATTACCTAAGTGGGAACCTAAATATAAAAAGCGTAAAAAAGAGAATTATTCTGATATAGACTCATCTTTGAAAAAAGACTTAGATGTAGAGTCTCAATCACAGTTCCCAGAGTTCGATTAAGAGTAATCTTTAAATAGTAGCGTCATGTAAAATAATACATGGCGCGCGATGATTATGGTGCTATCTCTGTAATCTCTGATGAAGAACGTGAAGCATTAGGGTTAGGAGGTAGAAAACCTGATGACGATGAAGAAGGTCTATTTGAGACTCTCGGTAAAGCAGGAGATAAACTTGGTGAGACACAACTAGGTAAAAAACTTGGTTCTATACTTACTGTTTTGATACTAGCCTTTTTCGGAGGCGGAGGAGATTTAAGTGCGTTTGAAGACATTTTCGGAGGAGAGGAAGAGCCCATATCAAAGGGTGGATGTATGGACGTTTCAGCTATCAATTATAAAAAAGATGCAACTTTTGATAATGGTAGTTGTGTATTCCCTCCTCCTGTTGTGTATGGATGTACTAACCCCGATGCAGATAATTATAACCCACAAGCTACTCATGATAATGGTAGGTGTCAGTTCCTTGGCGGACCAGTAAATAATGAAACAGGCAACCAGACACAGACTAACGAAACTGTATATGGTTGTATGGATATAGATGCTTTAAATTATAATGACCGTGCAGAAGAAGATGATGGTAGTTGTGAGTATGAAGAATATAACTGTACACCCAATGCAACTTATTTTTATAATGGTTTACAATATGGAAACTATTCTAGAGAAGACAACTCTTTAAATATAACAGTAGATATTGACACTGACTGTGACCAAGAAGCATTACCTGTAAAGTTAGGGTTTGATGTAGGTCATATAAAAGTAGTAGATAATGAGACAGTGTGGAACGGATATATGTGGAATGATTACTTCTTAAATGTTACAGGATGGGAAGCTGATGAATACACAATGAGTTCTGGACCAGAGTGGTTTACTGAACCTTATACTGGTTGGTATATGGTATATGTTAATCTATATGCAGACTGGAATAGGAATGGTACATATGATTATGTAACTTATTTTTACATAGAAGAAATAATATTGGAGGAGAAATGAAGGCTACCCAGATGTTAGTTTTAACAAACATGTTAGGAAAAATAATCGCTGAATTGGATGATGTAAAAGCAATGATAAAAGAAAGTACATTTGAAGAATCATACGGGGATGAGGAGGAGTGATAGAGTGGATAGAAATACTAGAGATATTAGCAGTAGTTATGGCTTCAGTGTCAGTGCTATTTGCTCTTGGGGTGATTATCAATTTTGCGCGCCACGCATTAAAACAAATCAAACCAAAAGCAACAACAATAGTAAAAGTGAAAGAAATAAAGGAGAAACCAAAAATGAGTAGCGAGAAAGACGTAGCTAAAGAAGGAGTCACATTCAATGACATCTTTATGTTTATGATTGCTGTACCATTGGTTCTACTTTGGGTTGGTTTTGCTGGTTTCGTTATACATAGCGGACTACAAGACGATTCTGTTCTTGAACAAATAGAAGGATACACAACTTTGATAGCAATTTTAGGTGGGCCTGCTCTTCTAATTATCAAAGACGCTTTAGATGTTTGGAAACAAGAACAAGCTGAGAAGACTGCGTTTTATAAGATAAAAGCACAAGCTGTTATCGATTATAATGATGCTGCTCAGAAACAAGCCCAATTGATTGAATCTAATGACCAAGCACATGAACAAAAGATGGAGAGTAAAAAATGAATGACTTTGAAGTAAGAGATATGAAAGAAGAGTTAGAAAGACTCAAGAAGGTCGTTGAAGGCCTTCAAAGCCACAGCACCTGTTGCTGTAAGGAGGAATAAATATGCCAACGGAAAAAATATATAACGAATTAAAAGGTGAACACTTTCACTCAAACAACCCAGATATGATGTTGAAGTTCGATAAACCAGACAAAGCTGAAATAGATGAGATGTGCTATAAAAAGCCTATCACATCCTATAAAGATTTACCACAGAGTAATATACCATTAGAATACAATTATGATAGTGGTAGTGGTGAACCAGTCACAGGGTTTAATCCACTTCACACATTGGATTATTTAGAGAAAGTTAAAGACTTACCTAATAATAGTGCTAGCATAAAGAAAGGGGAGGAGTAACATGGCTTCTACCCCTTATAAAACCAATAAGAAAGAAAACATTGATAAAACCTTAACCATGCGTAAAAGTGGTTCAGGTGAAAAGGTTTTTAGTCACGTTGGTGGTAAAACACATGCTTTAGAAAAGAAAGCTATTTCTAAGAAGAAAGCTCTAGAACAAATTAGAGATGTAACAGAAGTAGAAATTGCAGACAGAAAAAGCCATGGACACCATATTGGTAGCAAACAACATACAAAAAACAAATACAAGTAAACATGGCCCCTACAAAGAAAACAGCCGCAGCTAAAAAGAAACAAGCAGCAGCACGTAAGAGAAAGGGTGGTTCTAACGTAGGAAAGTATAAAAAAGGTATAGCATTTGCTGGACCTTCAGGAGGAGCACCTAAAGGTAGTTTCCCCATCAATACACTAAAGAGAGCTAAATCAGCTCTTAAGTTAGCCCATAATGCTCCACGTCCTGCTGGAATTAGACGCGCTGTATATAAGAAGTATCCAAGTTTACGACCAAAGAAAGGAGCAAAGAAATAATGGCACCAAGAAAAAAGACAACAAGAAAAACAACAAGACGCAAAGCTCCAGCTAAAAAGAAGAAAGCTAAATCAAGAGTTAACGAAGCTGGTAATTACACCAAACCTACTATGAGAAAAAGACTATTTAATAAAATCAAAGCAGGTAGTAAAGGTGGTGCTCCGGGCCAATGGTCGGCTCGTAAAGCACAGATGTTGGCTAAGCAATACAAAGCCGCTGGTGGAGGATACCGTTAATGGCCCTTAAAAAGTCTCAGAAGTCCCTAAAGAAATGGGGTAAACAAAAATGGGGCTATGTTACCAAAGGTGATGAAAAAAAGCCAAAATCTAAAAGAGGTCGATACTTACCTAAGAATGTAAGAGACAAACTAACCAAAGGACAGAAAGCAGCAACGAACCGCAAGAAACGTAAAGCTGGTGGAGTGGGTAGTAGAGCAAAGTATTCTAAGAAAATTAAAAAAGCAGTAAGGAGGAGTAAGTAATGCCATACGGTAAAAAGATGTCATATAAGAAAGCAGGATATAAATCTAAAAAGAAAAACAAGAGGAAGAAGAAATAATGGCCCCTAAAAAGAAAAAGGATGCTAAACTAACTCGAGCAGGTGTTTCAGGCTATAACAAGCCTAAAAGAACACCTAATCACCCTAAAAAGTCACATGTAGTTGTAGCTAAGGTGGGTGACAAAACTAAATTGATTAGATTTGGTCAACAAGGTGTAAGCACTGCTGGTAAGAAGATGGACCCAAAATCTAAAGCCCGAAGAAAGAGTTTCAAAGCGCGTCACGCTAAGAATATTAAGAAGGGAAAGATGTCTGCTGCTTACTGGGCTAATAAAGTTAAATGGTAAGCTTTATATAGGTAGACCTTCTAATTATGTATGGGCTCTCGCCTTAGGGCCATTGCCTCACAGGTTCTTATCGCAAGTGCCACGTGAGAGTCCCAATATGGAGATATCAACATATGAATAATACAAACAATGAAACAGCAGCCAATGAAACAGCTGACGATGGAAATATCACAGCTCTTATTGAGACTGTAGAAGAATCTGGAATGTTAGACCAAATAATGGATGAACCAATTTTAGCAGGATTAACTACTATGGTATTAATTTTAGCTAGCGCAGTAGCTTATCAAGTACCCGCAGTTAAAGAATTAGTATTCAAGTACTTAAAAAATAACGAAGCTGAATTGATGAAGATGTTAGATGGAAATCTAAGTAAAGCCCAGATGAAAGCTTTTGAAAAGCTAGATGAACAAGCGCAGAAGCACGTAAAAGACTCATTAGTTCGAAATGTATTGATAACAGCATGGGATGAGAAAGACGACGAACTTGCAGCATTAGTCAAGTCTAAAGTCAAAGCAGCCCTTGATGAAGGCAAAGCACTTTGAAGGACGTAGAGTTATACGAGCAAAGATTACGTCAGAGAGTCGGAGAAGCTGAATATGGTCGCCATAAAGAGCTTGTCCGTCTTCTGGCGCGCAATCTTGCTCTTGAAGACTTGCTTTGGGAAGAAATTCTTTTATGTATTCGGGATGTTAACGCTAGAACAGAGCTCTTGCGACAAAGAAATCAAATCGTTCGTGACATACATACTGAATTCAGAGCGTTGAATATCGAAGTACCAACAGATGTAGAAAAAAGCGCCGCAGACTTTGGTGCATTTTTAGAGGAATTAACAGATGATGAAAAACCAAAAGCACCTAAAGACACTACTAACCGGTAAAGGTGGATTAGATTCAAAACAATTAGAAAATATATTCGATAAATGTAGACAAGATAAAGATAAAATGCGTAAATTGATACGTGCATTTTGTTCTGCATATTTAATTGACGGAAATCAACGACCACTTAAGTTAAGACCTTTACAAGAAGACATAGTTTTAGAATGTTTAACTGATAGAAAAGACGGTAAACAAAAAAAGCTCGCTATTTTAGCACCACGTGGTAGTGGTAAATCTTTTGCTTTATCAGTAGCAGTTACTATATATATGTTTTTCAATAGATTTAGAGATTTAATATTTATTTTAGCACCAACTGAGGACCAAGCAGCACTTATATTTAATTATGTATATAGACACTTTGCTGATAATACGTTTCTCAATGGTCTAGTGGCTAATTATAGGTTTCATAATAAGCCCAACATAACACTTAAGGGGGGCACTATAATGAGAAGGGCTCCGTTGGCGCCTAGTAACCAAGGACAAGCTATTAGAGGACAGCACCCAACTTTCTTAGTTGTGGACGAAAGTCCCTTAATTGATGACAAATTGTTCATAGATAACGTAGAACCAGCGATAGTTTCAAATAAGGCCCCGTTCATAAATTTAGGTACGCCAAAGTCAAAAGACAATCATATGTGGCGATATTTGTACGATGATGGGTATGCAGATACCTTTACCAGACTACATTATACGTGGCGTGATGCAGTGAAAAAAGGAGATGCTTATTCAGCTCCTTATACTGATGAAGAAATGCTTGATAAAATGATGGAATGGGGGGAAGATTCTATCTACTGGAGGACAGAATACGAATGTGAGTTTGTAGAGTCTGTAGCGAATGTGTTTAATCCAGAAAAAATAAAAGGATGTTGCGATGATTACGAACTTACTAGATTGGATGGGGATGGAGTCGAGGGAGGAGGCAATATTAATGTTGGGGTTGACATTGGCAAATCTGTTAATTCTACTGTCATTAGTGCATGGTCCCTTGAAAAGTCTGACAGCGAAAATATTGCACGACTTATTTACCTTGAAGAAATTAATGCCAGAACTGGTGGACATGATATTCCATACCAACGTCAACGTATTATGGATGTTACCAATCAGCTTGGGGCTGACCGCCTCATTGTTGACTGTACTGGTATTGGTGGTGCGGTTGAACAAGATTTACGGTTGGCGTGCTTAGATGGTGGTGTTCATTTTGTACCGTTTGTGTTTACAGGTGGTCCAAAAGGTACTAAGACGCAAATGTACAGAGATTTCGTCTCATACATCCAACAAGGAAGAGTAAGAGTACCAAATCCTAAGAATTTAACACCAGATACAGCTAAATTAGTAAACAAATGGATAAAAGAACATATAGACCTCGAGTATACAATGGATGCTGCTAATAAAACAGAAAAAATATCAGCTCCTACAGGTAAACACGATGATTATTGTGATAGTTCAGCTATGGGTATACACGCTACATTAAGTATGTTACCTATGTCTGGTAATTTCGGACAGACTATAGTTTCCCGACCAATCAATAAACGCATGAATCAAGGTAGAAGACACACATCTTCACCTCTTTTTGCTAAAGTTAGTCGTAAACATCAACTAAACAAGCATACTTTACAAGGTTTGTGACAAAAACTTTATATACCCATCAAGCTTAATTATTTAAAGCCATGTCGTTTATAGATAATGTTAGACGTAGGTTTGCTTCAATTGGAAGTAACCCAACGTACAAAAAGGACGACCCCCGTAGTTACGGTGAAGGAGTTATACAACGTCTTAAAATCAATAGAGGTTTCGCAGGTGGTGCAGATAAAGATTTTGAACCTCACATAGGTAAAAATAGGACCTATATGAATATTTATTTATCTGACCCTATAATCAGAACCTTGATAGATTTACCATGTTTGTATGCTGTTAAAGATAATTTTGATATTTTAACAGAAGATGACAACCTTCGAGAAGAATTAGAAGAAATGTTTAGAGATATTAATATTGAAAACATTTTATATGGGTGGTTAAGGAATGCAAGAATTTTTGGTAGTGGGTATTTAGAATGGACTGGAGATAATTTAATATTACGTTCTAGTCAAAATATGTACGTCAAAAGGAATGAACACGGACAAATAGAATATTATTACCAAAAAATAGGAGATGACAAAGAAAATATTAGATTCGAAGAATCTGAGATAATAGCTTTAAATAATAACTCATTTGATGATTTAGCTTATGGTTTGTCTGATATACACCCTATTATATATTTAGTAGAACTAAAAGATTACGCTGAAAGAGATATAGGTGCAGCTTTAAATAAATACGCATCTAGTAGATTTGATGTTAGCGCAGGTTTACCAGATATGCCCTATGGTCCGGATAAAATTAACGAGATAGTTGATGCTTTTAATACATTAGCCCCCGGAGAAGACATTATTCATGGAAACGACATAACTATAAAAGAATTACAAGGAACTCAAAGAGCTTTTGAATACGGTAAGTATACTGATGATTTATTAGATAAAATACATATAGCTTTGAAAGTTCCTAAAACAATGTGGACTGAGCCCGAAACAGCACGTCCAATATTTGAACCATATGTTAGATATTTACAAACTATGGTAGAGGGAGCACTTAATGCCCAGTTAATGCCACAACTAGAGAGTGGCGAAGCAAAGTTTAAGTTTAGGCAAATTAACGTAAATGATGCATTCACTAAAGCTAAGACAGATATGATATACTTGTCTGAAGGAGTGTTATCACCCGGTGAAGTTAGAGAAGAACGGGGTCTTGACCCTGAAGGAGTAGCCACATTAGATATGGAAACTTCTGAAGATATTAAAGCTTCTCCAATAGAACAAGAACAAAGTGATAAAAATGCTAATATATCTGGTGGAAGAAATCAAGACAAAAGAGAAGAATCCGCTAGAGCACAGAATAGGGGCAATAAGCCCTCCGCAAACGCAACAGGAGATAGAGCATGACATTTGAAAAATGTATGATACAAACAAAATCAAACCTGAAGAAGAGGGGTTTTGAGAACCCTGAAGAGATTGCAGCTGGCATGTGTACTATGTGGGCGCAAGAGAATGGCGTGGAGCGGGAGTTTGCAGAGGGTACGCATGTTGCACCAGTTCAGAGAACATTCGCTTTAGAAGTCTCT